ATATGATATACCAGTTGCTTCTTTAGAGAATGGTGGACATGGTGGACTTATGTCGTATGAGGATAAAGTTCTTCTTCAGAAACTTGCTGCTTCAGTATTCCCATTAACTCTTACAGTAACTGGAGGTGGAGTATATCGGAAGACTACTACTCAAACTGTAACAGTAAACTGGTCACTCAAACAAGGTCCCGATGCAGTTACACCTGATACTTTGAAGATCAACAATGAACCGATAAATGTTTCATTAACTTCTAAACAGTTCCCGGGAATTACTGTTAATACTACTTTTAGAGTTGAGGCAACTAAGGATGGGGTTACTAAGACTGGTTCTGTTTCTGCAGTATTCGTTAATCCTTCTTATTTCGGAGTAGTAGATAGTAACTTTACTCCTACTCCCGAAGGTATCCAAGGTTTAAGTAGTGGTGAAATCATTAAGAATAGCAAAACATATAACACTTCGGCATTCAACCAAAATGCTCAGAAGAACTGTTATGCTTATCCTAAAGCCTTTGGAGCTCTTACTTCTATTACGGATGGTAAGAATGAGTTCATCAATTCTTATACTCGTAGTGAATTGGAAGTAAATGGGGAAATGTATTATGTATATGTTCTTTCCGAAGCTTCTACAGTATCTAATTACTCACTTCAATTCAAATAATTATGGCAGTACAATATATTGATAACCTTTCTTATAAGGGAAAGAAGCCAAATTTTGAAAGAGATCAATTCAAAACTTTGGCTGAGATGAAGGCTTTTTCTGAAGCTGATATTGATGAAGGCCATTCTTCTTACTGTCTTGAAGATGGTAAAAGATACACCTTTAAATCTTCTAACTCAGTAGATTCTACTACTGGTAGATGGAGAGTAGAAAATAATCCAGGTGGAGGGGTAGAAGTCCCCTCTAATCCTCAACCAGGCCAAACTTATTTCGATACTAAAGTTAATAAATTGGGTATCTGGAATGGCAATGCTTGGGTAGATTCAATGGGTAATCCTTTGGATTCTAAACGGCAGGGAACTACCGAAGAAAGACCTCAAGGAGTTCAAGTAGGTTATATTTACTATAACACAGAAGAAGAATTCTTTGAAGCTTGGAATGGCAATGCTTGGGTACCCATTACCTACTTGGTAACTTCAGTAAACCAAATCACATTCAGTTCAGATGGTGGAGATATGCCTTTTGAGGTATTCTCTAATGCCAAATGGACTGCTAAATAACTTATTCTATAACCTCAAAAAAAAACAAATGGACAGAGAAAAATTGAGAGAGGCTAGAGCCATTGCAGGATGGGCTCACCTTGACAAGAGAAGTGGTATTGGTAACAGTACAGTACAGGTAACAGTAGATGCTTATCTCGGTCGTAATAACCGTAACACTACTATTCAAGTTGCTACTAACGGAGGCGTAAGCAAATCCGTATCTGTAGTACAGAATGGTAAGGCAATCTACATCACTAAAGAATCGGATCCTAATGTGGGAGCAGAGGCTACTACTGCTACTGTAAAGTTTAAAACTAACGTAGCGAAGTTTAAACTTGAAATCGGTAACAGCGGTACGGTTGGTTCAGTAAAAGTAAAAGATGTAGATGTTCCAGAAGCTGGTGGTATTTATACTCCGGCTGGTGACCCGGGAGCTAGCGGTGAATATGTAGTAACTGTAGTTGTGAACTTTGCTGCCAACGGTTCTATTCAGAACAAACAGTACACAGTTAAGGCAAGTGATTCTGTAAATGCAGAAGTAAGTGCTATTGCTACGATTACCCAATCTGCTGCTGATTCTAACTTGACCGTTAGTCCTGGACAGCTTACCTTCGAAGCTACTGGTGGTGCTAAGATCATTACCATCACTTCTAATGATAGCTGGACTATCTCTTAAAAGTAATCAGGTTAAAAATCAGAGGAACCTCATTATTGGGGTTCCTCTTTTAATTTTGTAGGTTATAAAAAAGGATAAGATTATAACGGTAGCTTCAGCTGGAGGTGTAGTAAGAGAGATACAGATAAGTCAAGCTGCTGCTGAAATTACCTATGAATATATACTTGAAGCCGTAGTTTAAAGATATTTTGGGTGGGAATAGAAGTTTAGAGGGGTGCATATAATTAAAGTTATGTGTATCCCTCTTTTAGTTTAAAATGATATATTATATGGCAACTAAATCAGTAAATCGTACTTTAGGTATTCCTTCTGGAAGATTTGAGATTTACGTTGATAAAGCCCAACAAGCCAGAGCAGAGAAGCTTATACGAAGTGTACCAAGTATCCTTACTAAATCCTATGCAGAAGGTACTAGAAAGTTTGGTGAACAACTCCTTAGGATAGTGAAAAAATGTTTATCAACTGGCATGCCTCCTGCAGGTTCGGGAGTATCTTGGCCACCTCATTCGGCAAGTACCATAAAGTCTTTGGGAGAACATACTCTCTTAAACTGGACTGGGCAATATAGAAGATCGGTAAACATTTACCATCAACGTAATAGAACTTATGTAGGTTTACCTAATAATGTAAGGAAAATACGAAAGAAAGGTAAAGAATCTGGAAAAACCTTAAATCAAATTGCCATTCTATTAGAATACGGTAGTAAAGATTCTAACCTTCCCCCTCGTCCTCTTTGGGCTCCTGCATATAAAGCTGCAGGTGGAACTAAGGTATTACAGAAAATACTAAGGAATGAAATTAGAAAACAATTAAGGAATCATGGCTTTTAATATCGATAAGACTTCTGGGGTTGGACCTGCCACCATTAACATTCAACCCTCAGAATATAATACCACTGGTAAAGATATTAACCAAACTATATATGTAGAGATCGGTGGAAAAAGGCAACCAATTAACCTTATCCAGAGACCTGCTGCATTAAGTTGGAAATATACCTTTACCGTAGAACCAACTTCTACTAGCATTGAACCAGGTGGTGGATCTGTAAGCTTAACCGTTAAATCTACTAAGCAACAGCTAGTAAATGGAAATCTAGTAGGAGAAGAGATACCTCTAAATTACACCGCTATTCATTACTCTGGTAATTCCTTTGTAACTATAGATGGTACTACATTGAGGGCAGAGGCTAATGATAATACAGATAGTAGAATAGAGACTATTCGGTTTACTCAAGCTGAATCTGGACAAGTTCAGGATATAGTAATAGAACAAGCAGCTAATGTTCATTATTACTTCTCTGCAGGAGTTCCTTCTACTACAGTAGAATATGATGATACCTCTTATGACCCTAAAATAGAATCTTACAGGATGGTAGGTAATAGAAGAGAGGAAGTTGGATATACTTTGTATTCTGACAGTTCTGATATGAATGCTGGTAGTACTAGTTTCTCATTCTCTAAGAATCCTAACAATGAAGCTAGAACTATGAGTGGTAGAGCAGTACAGAATGATACTAATCAAGTTATAAATTTACAAGTTACACAGAAAATGTTACCCATGTGGGTTTTCAGAGGTGTTCATTTTAAAGATTTTTATAGTTCGAATGAATCAGCTAGTAAGGATTATCGGGTTATTATTACTTTAAAGTATGATGATTTCTATACCATAGATTTTGAAGTAATAGATGATAAAAGTATAGCTATGGCTTTAAAAGCCAAAGGCCAAAATGATTCTTGGTCTAAATCTTTCAGAGTTATTCGAGTTTTTGGTAGAATGACTAGAATTGGCCAAAGACTTAGATTAGAATCCACAGGTGTAAGTAGTATAACTTTAGGAGAATTTAACAGCAAGGGGGAATTTAGTCCTACAGAAAACCTAAGAAGTCCAGGGTTATTTTCAGATAATTATTATGATTTTGATCACTTAGATAGACCCGAATCGGAAAGGCTTTGGAATTTAAGTGGAAGTTTACCAGGAGGTTTCTATGCTTCTACGGGTATAGCTAGTCAATATAAGTTTTCAATACGTAATCACCTTCAATAAAGATCTCTATGGTAAATACAGAAGAAATTGTAGAAAGAACTTTCTATATAAGTTTACTACATACGGCTTTAGAGAAAGGATTAACAGTTAATCCCCAAGATTATTTACCTGTATCTCCTGAAAATGAGAAAAAGTTTGAGGCCGATATAAAAGGTCTAAAGAAATTCATACCCATTTTCGGAATAGGTAATAATCAAGTACGAGGTATAAAAACTTGCCCAAGAATCACCTTAGAATTACAAGGGTATTACCCTGGTAATATAGGAGTAGAGAAATTTATAATAGGAGATAAATTAGAGAATGGTAATTACCAAGCATCAGAGTTCCCTTTCGAAACTAAGGACATAACTATTGATGTTCATTTGGTAGCTAATAACCAGCCTGACATGAGATTACTACATAGCCTTATGTATCAAGCTTTACCTTCAAGAGGTTATCTAAAACCCTATTATAATGATCTAGAAGAGTGGTCTTCTGGACGAGTTGGTCCTACTGGTAATCTGTACATAGAGATAGGTAATTATTTCGATCACCAAGATGTAGAACATGGTATATTAGAGAAAGTATACCAATACACTTGTGTAGATGGCCTTCTTGAGGAAAAGCTTCCTGGAGAGGGAGAACTTGTACCTATTACAGATATATCGGTTCTAATCGGCACAATCGAAGAAAAAGAAGAAGGAATGCTCAACTTACATCTAGTAAGCTAAACCGAGCGATACTTATCGGTTTTAAATAAACAAGTAACTAACTTTTAAAAAACAAGTAATATGCCAACTTCACCTCATGTTGATTTTGTCTTTCAGAACAATAATGTTCTGCAGACTACTCCTATGTTAGGAGTTTCTTGTGTATTGGCTAGAACTACTAAAGGTGTATACGATGACCCCTCAGAAATCATCTCTTCCTATTCTCAATTCCAAAGACAATTTGGAAAAGAGATAGTACCTGATGGTTCTGTATCAAATATCGAAAAGGCACTTGTAGGTGGTTCAAAGCTGCGTATTATTCGAGTACTTGGTAAAGGTGCCACTAAGGGTGTAGTAAAAGCTACTCGTGAATCTGCCAGAAGATTGAAGCCTGCTTCAGATAAAGAAGAATCTCCAGTAGTAGCTTCATCTACCCCAGACCCAGTTACTCCTCAAACCTTGGTAAAGATTACCTCAGGTTCTACTACCGTAGGATTTGGATTAGTAACTAAAGGCTATGGAGATCCCATTGGTACTGGAGAAACTTTTAGAGTGGGTTTCTATAAACAATTTAATACCATTTACTATGTGATCTATGGAGCTACTGGTGAGATCCTCGAACAAGGTCCAGTACTAACTTATAAAACCGCAGATTCTCTCAATAATACTTCTTTCGATTACTTGGCTCTTTCGGCATTTGCAAAGAATTCCCAGTATCTCGAACCTAAGATGACTGAAACGGTAGAAGGCATTAAATCTTGGGAGAACCTGATTCAGTGGTTAACTACTTCAGTAGATGGTAGCAAAGATAAGGTAACGGTTACTATTGGAGAAAAAGAAGTAACTAACGAAGAAGTATCTTTCGATGGTACCATTGGTAATGCCGGTACTACACCGACTGCCGACGAATGGATTGCTTCATTGGAATTCGTAAAGGATTATACCGATGTATACCAACTTTTCTGTTCCCATATCTCTCAACATTTGGAACAAGATGCCGAAGTACTTAAGGTACATAAGGCTGCTGCAGATATGGTTAAAGAACTCGAAGAATATACTTATTACATTGAAGTTCCTAAACACCTTACTCACTATACTCAGGGTGATCAGCCAAGAGATAAGAAGGCTATCATCTCCTGGGTTGAAACCTGTTTGGGTACAATCGGTAACTCTAAGTATGTTGCCTATTTTGGTGGTGGTCTTAAATACTACAATGAAAATGGTAATCTCCAAGATTCAGATGTAGTAGGAACTGTAGTGGGATTGGGGGATGCTTCTGCTTCTCAATATGGTCCTTGGAAATCATTTGCGGGTATGAACCGTGGAGTAATCTATGATGCTGTAGGTCCAGTATGCCCGAACTATGGTTCTCCTTCTCGATATGCAGATCTGAACGAATTGGCTCAATCATATGTTAATATGATGGTAATTAAGGATACTCCAGATGTTGGTAAACAGACTATGCTTTGGCACTTATTTACCTCACAGGTAAAACAAGATTCAGAAAGATTCCTTTCTATAGTTCGATTGAACCTTTACCTCAAGAAGAGCTTAAGACCCATTTTCCAAAAGTATCTTGAAGAACCAAATATTTGGAATACTTGGAATAAGATCTGGCTGGAAATTAAACCTATCTTGGATAACTTGGTAGATGAAGATGCCATGTCAGAATATACCTATATGGGTGACCAGGATGCTTCCTCTTATGATCAGCTTTCAGTAAATAATGAAGCTGATGTTCGTCAGGGTAAATATAAAGTGATCCTTAAATATAAGGATATCGTTCCTATGCAAGAAGTTACAATTAATATAGTAATCGATTCTGCATCTAAATCAGTTTCTATTTCAGAAGATTCGTCTAATCAATAAACTCTAAGATATATGGGAGCAAAAGTAAAAAATCCTCGGAAGAAATTCTTATGGAGCATAACCTTCCCTAAGCACCCTATCAATACATATCTGTTTCAAACTTGTACTTTGCCAGATATCGAGATAGAACAGGTAGCTCATGGTGATATTAACAGAGATGTTAAAACTGCTGGTAGAGTTACTATCGGTAATCTGATAGTAGAGAAACTGATGACCACTTCTGGTTCAGATACTTGGCTTCATGATTGGCTTTATTCTTGCCAAGATCATATTGTTGGTGGAGGTTTGGTACCCAGCCAATATTGGGAAACCGTAATAGTAAATGAACTTGCCGAAGATGGAGTATCAGTACTTAACACTCACCTTTTCGAAGAAGTTTGGCCATGTAAGGTAAATGGTCAAGAACTCGATAGAATGGCTTCAGAAAACTCAATTGAATCAATCGAATTCTCTGTTGGTACAGCCGATAAGTACTAATCCTTAGTCATTTTTCTTTGCTAAGATTTTAGGTGGGAGGGGTGGGATTCCTTATGGGTATCTTCACCCCTTTCTTGTTGTTAAACCTTAACATAACTATAATTTTAAGTATAACCAAATAAACAAAAACATTATGGAATTTAGAACCTTTCGATTTGTAGCTCCTTCTGGTTATTTCTATGAAATCAGGGAACAAAATGGAGCAGATGAAGACATTCTTAGTAATCCCGTAGATGCTAGAACTTTAATGAACCTTACCAAGTTTATTTCAGCAATCGTAGTAAAAACTGATTTTACTGCTAAGGGAAAACTAAGCGTTGAAGATGCACTTGCTCTTCCTGTTAATGATAGGTATGCCATTATTATTCAATCCCGTATATTCTCTTTGGGAGAAGAAGTTTCTTTCGAATTCGATTGGGGTAAAGAATTTGGGGGTAAGGTAATGTATGGCCAAGATCTTCATGAACTCCTGTTCGATGATTACTCAGTATCCCCTTCTGAAGAAGAAGTTGAGAAAAAACCTGAAGCTATCCCCTATTATCCGATGGGTAAGAAATTAAGAGATCACCAGATCTTTACTTCTTCAGGCAAAGAGTTATTATTCGATTGTATGACTGGAGAAAGTGAAAAAGAATCTATTCAAGTAGAACAAACTAGAAATACTCCTCTTATTTATCGAAATCTTCGATTGAAAGTAGATGATAAATATGAGAAAGTACTTAATTTCTCTTTGTTCTCTCCAAGGGATATGCAGGAAATTAGAAGAGAGGTATTTGCTATAGACCCAATCTTCCAGGGTAATACCGAAATCGAAAATCCGAAAACTGGTCAAACTGCGAAATACTTTATATTCGGAGCTCCAGATTTTTTCTTCCTGACGGGAGAATAGACTTAGAGGGCGATTTTGCTTATATAAGTAGAGCTGAGATAAGAATGGATTATCTCAGCTTTTTAGTTCTCCCGTATAGGGTAAGGAAAAGATTCTTAGAGAATGCCGAAGCTTATTTTAAACTTATAGAGAAAAAATCCAAAGGCAAATAATATGTTCAATTCAGGTAAAAATATAGTTGAGGTTGGTATAGCAATGGTGCTAAGGGACCAATTCTCTAAAGAGTCTGGAAGGATTTCGAATTCGTTTAAGACGATGATGAATGATATGAGTACCTGGTCTAGAGGTATTCAGATGTCAGGTTCATCCTTAGCGGATTACGGAGCTCAGGTGCTCAAGAGCATGTATAGAGCCTATGAATATTCTGCTGGAGTTCAGAATGAGATTTGGATGGCTTCTAAAATTGCTGGAGCTACTCAAGCTGAACAAAATAGGTTATTGCAAGTAGCCAAGCAGGTGAACGAAGAAACTCCTTTGACGGCTATGCAGGTTTCTTCAGCTGCTCGTTATTTAGCTATGGCTGGTAATAAGGCTGATGCAATAGAGAAGATGATACCTCCAGTAGCTAAACTAGCCTCTATCCTAAATATGGATCCAGGTGGGAAAGGTGGAGTAGCTGATATGATGACTAATATCATGTCTATGTTCCAAATTCCCATGGAAGATGCTGCTAAAGTATCCGATGACTTGTATACAGCTACTACGAATGCTAATATAAGCTTGGAAGATTTAGCAGCTACTATCCGATATTCAGGAGCAGATATGAAAGCTGCTGGTGTTAGCATGAGAGAATTAGCTGCTGCTACTGGTGTACTGGGTGATATGGGTATTCAGGGGTCAATGGCTGGTACCTCATTGGGCAACATGGTTCGTAACTTACAATTATCACTATCAGAACAGAAAAAATTGGGTTCTTCTTGGTTAAAAGAACTGGGATTAACTTCGGAGGATTTCTATGATGCTCAGGGTGGTTTTAAGGGTCTGTATAATGCTTTCCAACAGTTCCTTGAGTCTTATAAGCAGATGACTGCAATGGGTAGAACCCAGGCTTTCTATAATATCTTCGGAGTTCGAGGTATGCGAGGTATTATACCAATTCTTAACGATATGGCTTCTGGTAGGGATAAGATGAATCTTATCATGGGGCTTTATGATAAGAATCAAGGCATAGTCGATCAGAAGAATGAGGAAAGGCTTAATACCATGGCTGGTAAGTTAGACCAGATGAATTCTGCTTTTGAGAACTTAGTAGTTACTGTGGGTAACAAGTTAGCTCCTCTATTTAACCCAATTGTTGATGGCCTAAGATTAATAACCAAATTAGCTGATAAACTAGCTAGTTTAGGGGGCATGGGCCAGTTCCTTATTCAGACTATGGCTGTAGGAGCTGCTGTTACTGTTATAGTTAATGGCTACCGTACTATAGCTATGACTCTTAGGATGATCAGAACTTTTCATGCTGCTGCTAATACTGTAGCTAATGGTATGACTGGTGCTACTTCTAGAACTAACCAACAGTTTGCTATTATGGAAATGCACTTAGTAAGAATAGGTAATATCATGAGGGATATACTTATCTTACAAATGCAAATGGCAGGTTTATCACGAAATAGTGCAGGTCAATGGATCTGGACAAAAACTGGTAGGTATGCTAAGGTTCCTAAAACTATTTTTGATCCCTTTGATCCTATGGCAGGTAATATTAGTGGAGGCAATGGTTCAGGAGCTGGATCTAGAATGGCAGGAGGCGGTAGCTTACTTGCAGGAGGTACTTCTAAATTTGCCAGATGGGCTCTTGGTAAAGGCTTAAGTAAGGGAGTTATTAAAGGTGTAGGTACAGCTTTAACTGCCGTGAGTACATTGGGTAAAATACTTCCTGGATGGGGATGGGCATTTACCATTGGAGTTCCTTTATTAACTAGCCTATTAGATAAAAATTCAGATTCTTTGGATAGTAATACCCGGGCTCTTGAAGAATCTAGAAGACTACCAGAAGCTGCTATTCAGGCTCGTAATCAACAAGCTTTCATTGATGCAGTTAAGGTAGCAATCAGAGATGGTTTCAAAGAATCCAACATTGGTATTACAGTAGATGGTGAATCAGTAGGTACTTGGACTCCTGGAACTTCTAATGATTATACTGGCGGTACATTATTGGGCATAAACTAAAAATACATTCAATTATGGCAAGAATATTAAACCAAGCAGCCGGTAAGATTGTTAAAAAGTATAATGATCTTACCCAAGATACTGCTGGAGTTCTTACTGGGCCCCTTAATAAATTATGGAGAGCTCGGATATTACTAAACCGAGCTACTTCTCTTTTACCAAAAGATAAAGCTGATAAGGGTAAATTATATATACCCAATGGGGTATTTGGAGAAGCTCAAGTTTCTTCTAAACAACCTAAGATAAACGAACAGCTACAGGGTCAATATAGGTTAATCTTAAAACATGAATTGACTAGCTTGGTAAAAGTAGAGGATGGCCCAGATCCAGCAAAGGGTCAATCTGCTTCAGAAAAGAAAACTGCTTTCTTTGTAAATGAAGTAGATAGGAATCCTGGAGATAATCAAGTGATCATCTATAACTTATCCAAATCACCTTATCAATATATTATATTACAGAACAGACCTTCTTCTTTGGATTTCCGAGGAGAATCTACCTTAGCTACAATTAAGTCTATGGGAAGAAATACTCCTATGTATCACTTTACTGGATCTGAAGATATAATCCAATTCAATGTATCTTGGTTCTGCAATGACCCAGAAAACCCTAATGAGGTACTATTCAAATGTCGGTTATTAGAATCCTGGACTAAATCCAATGGTTATCAAGCAGGGCCACCTATTTTGATGATACAATGGGGTAATTCGGGTATCTTTATTAATCATAAGTACATACTCACTTCGGCAACCTATTCCTTATCTAATTTTAGAAATGCTTATCGAAAGAGAGACTCTAATGGCAAACCTTCTCAAGAGATAATGAGTTTGGGATTAACTCCAAGCACTGCTACTCAAGAGTTGATATTCAAGAGAGTTAGTTCACATAACTTATCTTATCAGGATTTTGTTACTGATGAGGACTTAAAGAAAACGAAAGGTATTCAGATATGATAAACTTAAACCAATATTTAATTGGAGCTAGCCCTTATGATTCTGCTTATGTATTGAAGTATAGGGATGGAGAGTATTCCTTAGAAACTGATCCTCCGTTAGTTCCTTATACTTCAAAGGATAAACAGCATACAATCAAAGAAGGAGAAACACTCCAGAACCTTGCATTTGCTGCTTATGGTGATTCAGGTAAGTGGTATTTAATAGCTGAGGCTAATCAGATTATTGACCCCTTTACCGAGATAGTTCCAGGTAAACTTTTAAGGATTCCAATGTATGGCAACTAAAGTAAACCAGCCTATATTATATAATGGAACAGCCATGCCTTACTTGGCTTTGTTCGATTCCCTGGGTATGCCGGTAATGAATACCGTTACTGGTATACCTCTTGGAGCGTATATAAGTAAATTTACTTATATGTATGATGAGGAAAAAGAAAATCTGGCTACTTTAGTATTTGATACTGGAGATCCAGATACCGTAGATATACCAGAATTACAAGAGGGATCTGTTATCTTTCTTCAATGGGGATATGTATATCCTGATGGGCAATTCATCTCTGGGCCTATTAAAACCATTAAGATTAGAGATTTCGATTGTACTTTTGATGCTATGGGTACTCATGTAACCTTAAAGTGTATAGATTCAGTTGGAGATTTGAGATTTCAACCACCTTACACTTACTCTGATTTGCCTCAATATAAATTCTCTAAGTTTATAGAGGAGGGATGTAACAATAACACCGGTGTAATCATAGAGTTATTTCAGTAATGGCTAAACAAATTATAAGTAATAAAGTATACGAGTCACTACAGGTGCCTACTTATGATAATCAAAAATCATCCGGAAAGATACTCTATGCTAACTCTTTTAGTGGAGTAGCTCAAGTAGCTATGCCCGATGATATAAAGGAACTTTTGGATGATGATTTCGGATTAGCTGGTAACAATGTGTTAATCCAATTGGAGCAAAAGTTTTCATCATATCCCAATGGGCCTTGGTATGTAGATTCAAGGGATGGGGTTATATACATACACAATCGTAAATTTAACGAAGAACCCTATCATCATTATGCCTATCAACAAGAGAATGGCGAGGTATTAAGTATATCCTTTACTACTCGGGAAGTTACCAAAAGGGTAAAGTTTCAATTAACCCAAACTATAGACCCAGAGGGTAAAGACTTAGTAGTAGGTACTTCTGAAATAAAGGAGCCTGACCCAAAACAAGAGAATCCTTATATTCAATCAGTAGATAATACTCAGGTATCTAACTATGCCAGTAATGAATTTGAGGATTATAGAAGTGCTCCTACTGATGCTCCATATTTTGAATACAAAGGCAAGAATACAGATCACTGGGCAGCTAAGGAAAAGCAAATGAAGTTCAATAGTTCTCTAAGGGAATTCGAATCTGAGGGTCCTGCAGCAGCTTACAAATCTGGTAAAGAAGCTGCAATAAAGAATCTTAGTAATGAAGATCTGGATAAAGCTATTTCTACTGCTGTTAAGGAATTACCCAGTAATAAACAAAAGGCCGTTACTCAGGCTTTGGATAGGGCTAAAAAATCTGGTAAAGATCCAGAATCTGATATTAAAGAGGCCTTGAATGGTAGTAAGTATCTCTTTGTAGGTAATCAGAAAATGGAATATATGGCTGAAGAAGTAGTAGATCCTAGAGAGTTTGATCCTACTGGAAATGTTTCCGATGAAGTAGCTTTTGGAACTGATGGTAGTAAAAACCCAAGTGTTCAAAGAGGTATGGCTGCTTTAGAAAAGGACCCAATGATCAAGGTGGTTCCCAATTCTCTTAGCATAGAAACTACTACAAATGCTGCAGGTGAAATTGAACAAGGTTCAAAATTTGAAAGAAAAATTGTTCAAGCAAAAGTAAAAATCAGAAGGCTTAAGAAAGTGGCTTATAATGTACCAATTTATAAGCTTTATCACAACCTATTCAATAGGTTTGGGGGAGCTAAGAATTGGGCTAAAGCAATGCAATCTGCTGCTAATAATGGTTTGAAATATACCGAGAGGAAACAAGAATGTCAGATGGTAGTAGTGGGTAGACCTTCTCTAGAATCCTCTCAGATATTGATAATTGATAATATCGGTAGAAAATGGTCAGGAGCTTGGTATATCAAAAAATGTACTCACATGATGGATGCGGGTAATGGATATACTTGTCAACTAGAACTTGTTAGGAATGGGGCTAAGAGTGGTAGTTCTACTACTAAGGCAACTCTTAATACTAAGGATATGATGGCTAATGGCCAAAAGAAGAATGCCACTACTTCTCTCGGTAAAGATCTAGATAATAACAACGGTGAAACTGGGGTTCAGGTTAATTTTACCGAACAAGAAGTAACCTATTATTCTACTCAGCTTGCAGATAAAAGTAAAGGAAATAAATTTGCAGGAGCTAAAACTGTCGGGGATCAGGTATCTAATGTTAGAGCTTGGAATGAAGCTTATGCAGATGATCCTGTAAAAAGTACTATGGGTACAGTAGTTACTACTGAAACTGTTACTAGTAATGGAGTAGTTCTAGATCAGAAAGTCCAAGTTAGAGAAGCTCCTAAAAAATATGTGGATAAGTATAAAGATCGATATAACTATCTAGATGCTGCTCGAAAACTTCTTCAAAAGAACCAAGAAAATAAGAAATAGCTATGGGATTTGAAACTGCAAAGGTAATAACCGAACAAGGTTTAGAGGGTCTTCAAAGATATTATGGTACTTATAGAGCTATCGTAGTTAATAATATTGATGAAGAAAAACATATGAATCGGCTTAAAGTAATGGTCCCAGAAGTGATGAGTGGGATTATGACTTGGGCTTTACCAAAGGGTCAGCATGGATCTACCCAGACTGGGTTTAAATATTTAGCTCCAAAGATAGGTGATATAGTATTTGTTACTTTCGAATTTGGAGACCCTACTAAACCTCTATGGGAATATCATGGTTGGGGAATAGAACAAATACCCTCACCCTTAGATGGACCCAACAAATGTGGTATAGTTACTCCAGAAGGTAATGTTATAGTAATAGATGATGATTCTGGAACTCTGAATTTGTACTTTAATGGTGATGTGATAGTATCTAATAAGGGTAACTCTATAGTTCATTCTGAAAGGGATGTTAATATAGTAGCTGGAGATTCTATCATTATGAACCAGGGTACTAATGAGGGGATGGTAATTATTGCTAAGTTAACAGAGAAACTAAACCAAACTGTTAAAGAACTCGAGAACTTGAGAAACTTGTTCAATACTCATGTTCATACTGGAGTTACTTCTGGTCCGGCTAGTACTGGGCCTACACCTACTCAAGCTTCTCAACCTTTTACCCAGTATAAACAAGAAGATTATGAAAACCCTAAATTCATACACTAATGGAAAATAATTATTACACTGGTATAGTTGGTAAGGGTATTCTATTCCCTTTTACCATAACTAAAAACGAATCAGGTCTTACTGGGATTTATCCAGTTAATGGTGATTTCGATTTGGTTAGAAATAATATTTCCTCTATCCTATATTATTTAATAGGGCAAAGATTCAGACAAGAAAACTTTGGTAATCGACTATGGGAATGTATTGAAGAACCAAATTCACAAGCCCTTTCGTTCATAATTAAAGAGTTCATTAAGGATGCTATTGGTACTTGGGAACAGAGGATCACCTTTGAAAAAATAATCGTAACAAGAGTTGGTTCAAAGGTAAATATAGAAGTTGCCTATGTGATTAATGGTTCTAACACTAGCCAGTACCTGGGCATTGCCTACGATCGATTAAATAATTCACTTAATAATTATTGATATGGGAATCACTAACAAATGGCTAAATCCTTATCAAAGGTCCTATCAACAAATTAAGGCTAAGTTGATAGAGGGGCTAACAAACATCCGGGATAAGAATGGAGATATCCTCATTACTGATTACTCAGAGGGGAATATCCTCATTATTATCCTTTCATTGTTTGCAGCTATCGCAGAGGTGTTACATTACTACATTGATAATGTAGCAAGGGAAACTTTTTTACCTACTGCTCGAAAGTATGATTCAGTAGTAAAACAAGGTAAATTAGTAGATTATAATACTAAGTCTGCTATTGCAGCTTCAGTAGATGTAACTCTAACTAGATCTATTACGAGTGAAAATATTGGTGCTAATATCCTTATACCTGCAGGTACCGTATTTACAGATAACTCTGGAAATGTTTGGATGTCTTCCCGAGATGTAACTTGGTGGCCTAATACTACTACCTGTAAAGTTCCTCTTATTCAACACGAAATATATAGTAATTCTCGATTGAACGGTATCATTATACCTACAGATGATCGAGTAATAATTACTCTGGGTACTTTACCCAATGGTAAATACTATGAACATGGTACCATGAGTTTAAAAATAGGTGGGGAAACTTGGGTATTAGTGGATACCTTTGCTTATTCAAAACCCAAAGATAAGCATTTTATGGTATCTGTAGATTCTGCCCTTAACCCATATTTACATTTTGGGGATGGTTTATATGGAGCTAAGCCCAATGCCGGAGATAGAATTACAGAGGTAATCTTCTATCTTACTAAGGGATATAATGGTAACATAGGCTCTGGTTCTATCACTACAGTACCGGCAGTTATTTCTGGAGTAATTTCTGATGCTACAGTAAGTAATGCTTATGCTGCAGCGGGAGGATCAAACTATGAGAACTTCCAAATGATCAAAGAACATATACCTCTTAGTGTTAAGACTTTGGGGGTAGCAATCACTGCTCAGGATTTTGCTGATTTAGCAATGACTGTAGAGGGAGTTAACAAAGCTGCTGTAGATTATGAATGTAGTAGAAAACTTACAGTATACATAAACCCCGATAATGGTAGTTCTGCAGGAGATGCCAGAATCGATAAAGTATACAATTTATTATCTCAACGATCTCCTTTATCTACTTGGCTTCAAGTTAAGACTGCAGGTACCGTTCAGATTATCCTGGATATTGAGGTAACTGGTAAGAAATCCTATAAAACTGCTGAGATTCAACAACAGATTCTTACTGCTCTGTATAATGCCTATTCTCCAGAGAAATCTACCATAGGTGGAAGTGTTAGAATCTCTGATATCTATGCTCTCATAGATAATTGCTCAATGGTAGATTACCTCCATATTAAAAAATTCTATACTAAGCCTTGGCCTAATACTATCTATGGTAATCGAGAATTACTTATCAATAATTTTAAGTTAGAGAAAGCAACTGGTTCTAATACTTATTTTATTACCTTCTCTAATAATACCGAGTTTAGAATTAGAGCCGCAAAAGGAGGGTTTGATAGTACTGGTAGAGTGGGCAATTCTTCTACTTACCAAGATGCAGACAATGATGTAACTTTCTCATTTGGTGTAGCAGATAATGGTTATCAGAGTGGATTTAGGTATTCTATAACTATTTCAGAACCCAATATGGATTATGAGGATCCCGGGTTTAATATCCCAGTATTCAGTAGTAATTCACAGCTTACATTAACCGTAAAAGAAACTATCTAATATGATCGATTTCAAGAATCTCATAGACATGCTACCTTATTACTTCAAGGATTCCGATACGTATAAGGTAGATGGAAAGGGCATTTTACAAAGGTTTCTAGATATCTGTGGAGATTACTTTGGGAATGAAATATATTCCGATACTACTAAGTTACTAGAAATCCAAGATCTCGATAAAACTCCAGACATGTATCTAGTATATTTCTGGGAATTATTGGGACAAATGCCTTTTGCCATAGGCAATCATATAGATGAAGAGGCTTGGAGAACTAACTTCAATGGTCTCTTAGGTGATTCAGAATTAGAGATGTTATCCAGAACTTGGATTATACCGAAGTCTGGACCTTTCTCGTTAACTTCAGAACAAGTAAGAAGATTATTAGGGTATTCTATATCCCTTTTAAAAATCCGAGGTAGTCAAAGCTTTTTCGAGATAATCTTCCGAATGTATGGTATCCGATGCGAAATGCAAGATCCTACTAAAGACAAAGATTATAATGGTTGGATTAATCCAGAAGAATCTAAACCAAGGTTCGATCAAGCTGTGTATTTCGATAAGGGTACTTTTGATAATTCTTTTCAATGTACTCAATGTATACCAGTAAAGTTTAAAGTTACTGGTCATCCATATACCGATAAGTATCAAAGTGGATTTTTCTCTTTTAGAAAGGGAGTAGAGAATATCATCAATAGGTTTAAACCTTTCAATGTATCTGCTACCATCATAGATTATGGGTTTAGATTTATCGATGAGTATACTATATTTGCTGAATTTGTAGATCCCAAGGTTAATTCTATTATACTGGGATCCAATAATAAAGTACCCATTCGAGTTACAGTAACCTCAGATTGGCCTGAAGCTGATTTAAGGTATCAGGTAATGTATAAAAAAGAAGAATCAGATCCTGATAATCTATGGGGATACAAAAGGCATGATAACGAAAGTATTTATATTGCCACAGTTCCAGGTATCTATTATTTTAGAAGTGTGGCTAATCCTGAGATAATTATTTCTATCGTAGTAGGTTCTGGTAGTAATTTACCTACTTATAGAATTTCTGCTGATCCCAAAACTCTTAGGATTACTCCAGAGAACTTAAACCCATCTACTGTAATAAAGGCTTCTGTAGTTCAAGGAGGTACAGAAACTGAATTAGTAGTGAGAAGAAAAGGTACAGAAGAAACTAAACCCTCTGGACAATCTTGGTCATTCTCAGAACCCGGATCTTACATTTTTGAAATAGTAGACCATTCAAACTATACGGTTACAGTTATTGTTTCAAAACAAGAGAATCTATATACTGTAGTATGTAATCCAGAAGCTGCTAGAGTAGATATCCAAGATTTAGCTAAAGCTCAGACTAAGCTAACTATCTCAGATTTATACGGTACTCCAGATCTCCAATGTTATGAGCAGGGTAATCCTGGTAGGGTGTATAATAATGGAGATATTTTTACAGCCGATTCCTTTAGGTTATTTACTTTCATCTGTACTCTGGATACAACTCAAAGCGGTAATCTCGGTAAATTCTTGGTAACTCAAATATCCACTTACTATCAGTATACTTTGCAAGGCCCGGGTACTTTGGAACTGAATGCCAAGGAAGAAGCTTATGCTGATTTAACTCTTCTAGTTTCTCCAAAAGAAGATGACAGTAAGTATATAAATAATCAATTAGATATATACTGGAATGGTATGCTAATTGATACTATTACAATGGAAAAAGCTGAAGATGATCAGTATACTAAATTCACTTATACTTTCACTTGTATAAATACTGGGGAATATAAGGCAGTATGTAAAGGGGATCCAGAAGTATTTGTAATTTGGGAAGTTAACCCCTATGTAAGGCCTCTTAAGTATAACCTACACATTGAACCAGAGAATGTAAAGGAAACTAACCCAGATGGTACTTCTCCTTGGACACCAGATTATTTCAACAATGATTTGGGATTAGATCCCGTTGATAAATCCGAAGCTAGTTATCAGTTACTCGATAATAAATCAGTAGCAAGGTTTGAACTAAGGGCAAACTTTGATATGGGAGAGAATAATACAGTAACCTGTGATCAAACAGGAGAAACCTATAAAGTAAACACTGGAGAGATTATCGAATTAAAAGAAGCTGGTAAGTATATTTTCTTCTCGGAATACTTCTTAATATCAGCTAAGTTGACTGTAAAAGATTTCCCATTGACTGTAGAGATTAAAGCTTCTAAAGAAATGGATACTCTTACTCCGGAGGTAGATTCTGTAAGTACCCTAATAACCTGTACTTCTAACCATGATAACTTTGATACCAGTATACAGTTAGAGGGGTCAGAAGAATTACATCCTTCTCCGTATACCTTTGAAACTTCAAAAACCGGAGAGTATACCTTTATGGCAGCTAATAAGAAGGATGTAAAAGTTACTTATCGGGTAGATATAGAATTCCAGGTAACTCCTGTAGAAATTATCTGGGAAGCTTCAGATTTGGAAAATAAACAAGTTAATATTAATACAGGAGAAAGTCAACAATGGAATATAATACAGTAGTAACCTCTCACGCTATGGATTCACTTGCAAAAACTCTATTTACTACAATTTTCGTAGAATGTACCCAGATCGTTTTCGATTTAAGATGGATGATCCTATTAGGGTTCATATTAATAGTTTCGGATTTATGGTTTGGGATAAGAGCTTCTAAGTATTTGAATGTAAATATAAGGAAGTCCAGAGCTGGTAGAAGAACTCTCAATAAGATAATAGATTATATCTGTTATATATCTCTGGGAGCAGTACTGGGAAAAGCCATAGGAGAACCCTATGGCTTGGATCCTATAATTGTAGCCATATCGGTAATGATACTTTGTTATTGCTTTGAGTTGGATTCTATTTATGGTCATATCTGTACCTTACATGGAATTGATAAGAAGTATAGTATTTGGAAATTACTATGGTTACTTATAACCTTTAAATTCAAAGACTTCGGGGAAGCCTTTTCCAATATCAGAAATCAAGTTAAAATTCACAAAGAAAACAAACGTATATGAAAACCTATTTTCAATTCGAAAGCCTTATTAAATCTAAGGATGTAGCAGAAGGTATAGCTTGCCCAATTGGGGCAGGCCCTTTCTGTGGATTTGGTTCTGTTACTGTAGACGGTAATACTCTCAAGGTACAATCACAAGGTAATGATGATTCTTTTTTCAAGAATGATATACTCGATCGTATTAATGCTCGGTATATTAAGAAAAATGTGAATGATGGAGAATTACCTGATATATGGTTCGGATGTATTTCAAGAGATGGATATATATTTATTTCAGACGAAAAAGAAATAGGTAATATACCTATTGAAGGAAATAAGGGTGTAACTGATGATGTATTCCTTTTTGCAGTACATGATGAAGTTACTGAGCCAATTGAAAACCCAGTTAACTTTGTAGCATATTGGTCAGAAGGTAATGAATCTCTGTATACCTTATACAAGAAGTCACTTAACCCCTATTACCCCATAGCTGATAATGCTCATGAATGGGATATTAATGGGAGAGACCCCTATATAAATTCTCAAATGAATTTTACTTACTTGCTTAAGCAAGTAGAGGCAAACTGTACTAGATATAAGAACTCTAAAGATTCTATGGTACTTATTGGAATCTATGGCTCAGGTACCGATACTAACACTAATACTGTAGAGGATTATTCTATAGTTCCCTATGGTGGAGTATTCCCACAGCCTTTACCCTTTACTTCTGCTTATAGGGGATTGGTTAACAAATCAGTAAAGAGATTAGAGAATTTATTGTCTGGTATCCCCAATGATTATGAAAACATTAAACAGTACATTGATTACTTATTCGAATCCTATAAGGGAAGCATAGATCAATCTGCTAAGATTATACCTCAAGGAGCCATTATGCTTTGGTCAGGTACTACTCCTCCTGATGGTTGGGCTTTATGCGATGGTATAGATGGTAGACCTAATCTTATCGGAAGGTTCGTTAAAGGGTGGGGACCTGGTAAGGGTACTATTGGAGAAACTGGAGGTAATTCTGAGGGTAAGATTACTCTTAACTCTAATCAATTGCCCAAACATACTCACCCCTATCGAGATTATTTCTTCCTTGATCATGCTCCTGATGGAGGTGGCCCTGGTAATGTTAAATATGAAAATATAGGTCAAGCTGTAAATCCTAAAAATAGATCTACGGATAACCCAGTTTGGGCAAGGTATCTTGAATCTACTTCAGAAGTCAACAATTCTGCTCAGAATTCTATCAACATAGAACCGGGATATTATATACTAGCTTATATCATAAAACTATAATAAAATTGAAAAACTTTTTGATGTTGCGCATTTTATTTTTAGCTTAAAACTCATGTGTTAGGGAGAAGGAGATGTTGGGAAATATCTCCTTCTTTTTGTGTTAATACTTAAGTTCTTCTTTAGCTCTGTCTTCCCAATATTGAATATCTGATCTTAATTCTGATATATATTTAACTGAGGAGTTAGTTTTAGGCATATCAAAGAATTCTACTAATAACCCGTTAGTAATCCTTCCACTATCTTTAATCCTTTCTTTAATATAGGGGGGAGGAGTAAGTAATACCTCGAATACCATGTAAGCATCAATAGATAAATGATCTTTCATATATGAATACATCATCTCAAGCATTTCAGATTTAGCTTTCTCTTCTTCACTGTCATCCTCTAACTCTTTATCATTATCGAATAAATCGTCTAACTTAAATAGGGATTGATTATACTCGGCTTGTTCTCCGTATGCCGAACGAAGTAATTTATTCTTAAATGTACTGAGTGAAGCAAGAATCCTTGCTTTCAAATGTTCTTCCGAACAAGTACTGTAGTATTTGTTGAATACATATAACATCTTATCCCAGAAATAAGAAGATATAATATCTGGAGTAAGATTATACCTTTTGTAATCAATTTGCTTAGTGAGATTTCTAATTACTGGCTTGCACACCTTATATAACCTTAGAAACATCTGTTGATCATAATTTTCTTGCATGGTTTTTAACCTATGCAATTCCGATCCATTGTTACCTCTACTTCTCATGTGATTTTAAGTTTTCGTTTATGCAAATATAAGAATAATATTTTATATAAAATAATAATACTTATATTTTCTGACGTCATGGTAGAGGAGGGTATAGTTCTTGATAACTGATACATTCAGTACAAACATGAGACTACGAATATCTATTAGCTTATAAATATTGCAATATGATTATGAGAAACAAAAGTAAAACCAAATTTACATTTAGCCCAGAGTTTCAATTAGAGATTCTAAGGTATATTATTAAGGATAAAGAAGGAGGGCTAATCCTCAAAAGGATTAAACCAAATTATCTGGTACTTATAGAGCATTCTATTATCTGTGAGGGCATAATTAAGTATTATAAAAAGCAAAATAGAATACCTTCTGAGAATGTTCTAAAGGAAGTTATTAAAGAATTGCTAGAGGGTAAACAATATGCCGATTTAGTAACTAAAGATGATATACCAAATATCGATAAGGTGATCAGTAATCTTTATCATTTACCTCTATCTGATGCCGATTATATAAAAGAAAAGATCTACCAGTTTTCAACTTATGTTGAAATGAAGAACTTAAACGATTCTTTCGATCTGGATAACTTCGAACAATACGAAGAATATTCCCGTAAGATTGAAAAGATTCTTCAGAAAAGTAAACCTAAGAAAGAGGATGAACCCGCATACATGATTCGGGACATAGTAGAGAGACAATTTAAAAGACAATCAGAGCCCTCTGTAATACCTTGCCCATTTAGGCAAATGAATGCTTTAACTAATGCTGGAGGGTATCCTGAGCACTCGGTTAATGTGATCTTAGATAAACCTAAGGCAAAGAAAACATTCTTTATGGTAAACCTTGCAAGAGGTTATCTAAGAATGGGAAAATCGGTTTATTATGTAGATACAGAAAACGGTAAAGATCAGATCCTCGATAGATTCATTCAATCATCCATCAATAAAACGAAGAAAGAGTTATATTCTGGAGAGTATGATAAGCTTGAATCTAAACACCTTAGGAAACTTGCAAGATTTGGTGTTGAATTAGTGGTTGAAAGAGTACCTGCTATGATTACTGATTGTAATTATATAAGGGATAAGATAATTAAGTTTAGGAATCAGGGGCTAGATATTAAGGTTTTATTTGTTGATTATGCAGGTAAGCTAGCTTCTATTGCCAGAGATAAAGAGGATTTTGATCGTATATCCAATGTGTATATCGATTTACAAAATCTTGCAGAAGAACTCAATTTAGACATTGTATGGACTGCTCATCATATTACAAGAGAAGGTAAGAAACATAGAGCTACTAGATATGATGAAAATGATATATCTGGTTCTATTGCAATCATTCGTAATGCCCAAACTATTTTTGGTCTTAATTCTACTGCTCAGGAAGAACAGGATGATATATTAAGAGCTGAATTAGTTGTACAGAGGGATGGTTTACCTTCAGGTAGAGCTTTGTTTAAATGCGATGTTGAACGCCAAAGATGTAAGGAATTCACTCGAGACGAAAGAGAGAATTATGATAAAATCTATGGGGCTAAGTTAGATGAACAATTTAAGAAGAGTACTAACCCAGATGCCGATCCTAAAAAGAGGGCTAATAATAGTGGAGATATTTAGACATGAAAACAAAGACGGTAAAAATAATAAAAGATAGATGGAGCAATGAATTAGCTTTAGAAATATCTCATAATGGTTGGCAAACTACCTCTATTGGTAATTTAGATTTAGAGGATTTAAAGAGAGGATTTAAAGAGAATCCGAAAAGTAATTCGTAAAGCTATAAGGGAACATGAAAATAACCAATCAGTTTAAATCTAGATTAAGGACATACTTCATTAAACGATTAGGGGGAAGAGATTATAGGCATGGATGGGTGCGTATACCTACTTGCCCCTATTGTGGGAGGGAAGAGAAGTTGGGAGTTAATCTATCCATATATCGAACTAATTGTTTTCGATGTAATGCTCATTCCTCTCCTGCTCAGTTAATAATGGATATAGAGGGATTTACAGAGTATCATGAATTAATAAGCTTTTTGAACAATGGACAATTTGATGAACTTCAATTTAAGGAAGAGAAAATCGAACTTGCCGAAAGCAAGCCGATATATCTCCCCGAGGGATTTAGAAACATTTCGCTTGGAGACAGCCAACTTGCAAAGAGTATTCGAGGATATGTCAAGAAACGTGGGTTTAGTGTCGACCAGTTTTCGAGATATGGCATCGGCTATGGGACGATGGGGGAAACTTACGGGTACCTTATTATCCCCTTCTATTACCATGGGCAGCTTAAATATTACAATGCTAGAAACGTTATTGGAAAAGGACCCAGATATAATAACCCAGATAAAGACATCACTGGGTTGGGAAAACAATTTCTCATCTTTAATCATGATGCGTTGGAGATGTATCGGTCGGTATTCATTTGCGAAGGAGCACTTAATGCCCTCACTATGGGAGATAGAGCAATTGCCACAATGGGTAAAGCTATATCTAAGTATCAAATAAACGAATTACTTAAAGCTCCCTGTGAAAGATATGTTATATTATTGGACCCAGATGCAAAAGAGTATGCCATTAACCTGGCTTTCAAATTAGTAAATTATAAAAAAGTAAAGGTTATCTTTTTACCTGAGGGGAAAGATTGCAATGACTTAAAAAAACCTGCCGTTATGAAATTAGTATATGCTACTCGGTATCAGAGTTATCAAGAATTAGTTGCTATCAGAAACTCATTGAAATAGGGAGTTCCTATTATATTATAAAGTAATATATTTATGCGTGAACCATCTATCCATATAACTAAGTCTCAGTTTGAGGAAATATTAAATATCTTAGAGGTAGATAATTTCCCAGTTGAGGCTTTTTTTGTTATTGCTCGAAAGGGGGCAATAAATCATAGAGCAGTCTTAGTTTCTAATAATAAGAATACTAAGCAAGTTAATAACATTTTACTAGCATCTAAAGGTGATGCTGCCCTTGTTGCCGATATTTTATATGCAATCCGTATAAAATTAAAACATCGGGGAGTTCGGAAAATAAATGAAAGTAATTCTCGAGAATGGGCAAACTGTAAAAAGCTTGCCGAAGTATGTAACATTTTTTGTGAGGATTTTAATCTTGATACTCGAGAGGGTTTTATCAAATACATTGAGACCGGGTTAAAGAGAATGACTGATTATCGTAATGTTATGCAAAGGTTATTATCTATGCAAGAGAATATTACGAATCAGATAGATGCAGAGATAGAATTATCCTCATTGGATAGATCCGAATTCGAAGAGGTGATAAGAATTAAAGATTATTACTTTAAAAAAGTGGCTTCTGCTACTGGTATTTATGATGGTGTAGATAATCCTGAGAAATTAATTCACTTCTTAAGGTTAAAAACTTTTTTGGATGAGAGAGGTTGGGATCCTATGAAATTTATAGATGCCCAATTCGAATCTCTTGCATGGTGTAATGGTTTACCAGAACCAAGTCAGATGTACAATGATAAAGCCATTGAAAGATATAATAAATACTTATATAAGAATAAGAGTAAACAACTCCTGGATGATGAGCCTCAAGTAGAGGGGAGTCTCTGGGATAAAATAAAAGATTAGTATGAGTAAGATAATTATTCAGAATGGTAATATGTGTGAACTTGATATACCTCTCAAGTATGCACAAAAACTCTATAATGAGTTTGCCATTCGACATCCGAATGCCTTCTATTTACGTACAAGGCAAAGAGGTATGCAGAATTGGGATGGTAAGATCCATTACATCACCAAGACCGGGCAATTTAAAATAGGTTTACTTCCCAGGGTATATGATAGATGTATAGAGATGGGGATTAAACCTAAAGTTGTAGATATGCGTCAACCCTTACCTAAAGTCAGTAAAGTAGTTACGAATATAGGTAAATATAAATTAAGACCCGAGCAAGAGAAAGCAGTTAAGTCTGTGATTAATAATCGAGTAGGTGATACACCTTTCCATATTGGTGTATTAGATTTGACTGTAAATTTTGGGAAAACTCTTATCATGACTTCTCTTTACTTGTCTTATAAGAAGCAGTTAAAGACTTTGCTAATAACTAATGACTCAGATTGGTTAAATCAAGCTAGAGAAGAATTTAAGCAATATCTTCCGGGAGAAGATATCACTTTTGTTCAAGGCAAGGTTTTAAACTGGAGTAACTTTACTATAGGTATGGTTCAATCCATCTCAAGGAATATGAGGTTCTATCAAAAGGAATTATCTCAAATAGATATGGTACTTGTGGATGAGGCAGATCAAGGGGGCAGTAAGCAATATCAGAATGTAATCACTCGGTTATTTAATACCCGAATCCGTATAGGATTATCTGGTACCATTTATATGAGTAAGCTTGCAAAGGATAAGGTTAAGAATATGAACCTCGAATGTTTTTTTGGTGAAGTGATTGCAGAATTTAAACTCAAGGATTCTATTAAGAAAGGTTACTCAACTAATACTGTAGTAAAGATAGTACCAGGTAAACCTTGGTATGGTAATTGGGAATCCGATTGTATATCCTATAAGGAGATATATGATGATTCTATTACCGAAAATAAAAGGGCTTGGTTAATGGCTTATAATCGATTACAATGGAATCTTAATCAAAGTAGATTTCCTGCTCTCGTAGTATGTAAGCATATTGCACATTGTGAAAATCTATATAAATTCTTTAAAAAGAAACTGGGCGATGCCTATAATATTGCCTATGTTCATGTTAATACTAAATCTAAATTAAGACAACAAATAATGAAGGATTTTAGGGAAGGTAAAATCGATATCCTGGTATCAACTACAATCATTGCTCGAGGTAAAAACTTTCCTAAGCTTAGGTATTTGCTTAATGCAGCAAGTATGGATAGCCAAGAAAAATCGATTCAATTCCTTGGTCGTTTGGTAAGAACCGATAAATCGAAAAAGAAAGTGTACCTTGATGACCTTCATTATCCTGGAGATTATTTAGATAGGCATGGTAAGCATCGGAAGCAATATTATCAGAGACAAGAATTGAAAGTAATATTGTTAGATAAGCTTTGGAGGAATCATCCTAACCATAGCCTTAGTCAAAATTAACTAGAAGTACTATGAGTATTTACTTTTTCTCCGAAGGAGGAAAAGAAGATTACAATTAAAAGCATAGAGGCATATACCTATAAATAATACATTATGAAGATTACAATAACACTAATAACAATTGCTTTATTCATAATCCTAATATTTATTCTCAAGTTTACGAATAAAGAACCTTACGATTATACATGTCACAATTGCGGTAAGAGATTCCGAAAGAAAGATTTAAAAGATCTCAGAGGATCTTGGCATTTGAAAGATTGGACTTGTCCTCATTGCAAATATCAAAATATAACAGTAATAACCAGCTATAAGCCATGAATGATAAACTTATATGTATCAAGGATGAGGATAGTCCCAAATTAATTGATCTTCTTTCAGATGGATGGAAGATAATTCAAATCTCTGCTGCTGGCATTTATTGTTGGGTACTTTTAAGAAAATCTTTAAATCTATAGCCATGATAATCACAATAATAATTTTAGTTATACTAGCTCCAATCCTAAATATTTTATTATTCAGCAACAAATACGATGAGAATGATGAAGAGTATTAAACAATTATTTAAGGTTTCCATTATGGATGAGAAGAACATTATAGATCAGGTATTCAATAATAAAGATCTGATTTGGATATCTGATATCAGACGAAATCGGGACAGTCCCGATTCTTGCGATTATTATTTTATAATCAAGTACTCTAAGGACCTCTCTTTCAAGTTTATTCAAGAAGGTTCTACTAAGAAAGATCCTGTACAGTTAATAAATCTCCGTCAACTATTTATAAATACAATCGGACATAGTTATCTCTCTCTTACAAAGGGAGATACCAAAGATATAATTATTCGAACTTTATAAATTTTCAGAGAATGGTAAAGAAGAAACAAAAGCTACCCGATCTTTCCAAACAAGACATTCTTACTCCCCTAGATTTAACTCAGTTGGGTACTAATGGCGATGTTTGCTTTGGTATTGGGTATGATTTATCAACTAAAGAATGTAAGCTATGCGGAGACTCAGAACTATGTGCATTCAAGATGTCCCAGAACTTGAACATTACAAGGAAAGAATTAGAACAGAAGAATCAATACAAAGATTTGGATGTATTAGAAGACACGGTTGGTATCAAGAAATATATTCGAGGTTTGATTCGGAAAGGGAAAGATAGAAAAGATATTATTTCAAAGACTGTTGAGAAATTCGAAGTACCAAGAAAACGTATTAGAGAACTTTATAAAGAGTGTATTAAATGATGAAACCAATAGAGATGATATGGGCTATGTTCAAGGTATACCTTAATAACCCAAACTATTTTGTAAAGCAAGGGGATGTACTTGCTAACCTATGTATGAAAGGATCAGTAGATGTATTAAAAATGTGTAATTCACTGGGAGTACACGTTTCTAGACCCGAGAAATTAACTTTTGGACAACTTTTACGTAAATGTAATATATTATGAACAGGTTTAGATTTATCAAAGTAAGGGAGGTAGTATCTCCCAACAGAGCAAACCCAAATGATGCTGGGTTAGATTTTTATGTACCAACCAACTTGACTTCAGAGGATATTCAC